CAGGAACGAAAACTATTGATCTGCGCGTATATGCAGGAGTTGCTTTGGGAAACCAAGGCGTCTGCTATAGGCGCGTGTATGCAGGGCAGAATTCAGTTGCCCCGATCACGCATCAGAATATAGTCGTTCCTGAGTACCGAACGAATTTGCTCGGTGCTGACGGAAAACCGTTCGTCATACCCTCCTATGTTAAAAGGCAACATCTCTATCGTCAAAAGCATCGCTTATCGGAAAACCCGTATGATTGGGATATTTCTACCCAGCGTACAGGTGAGTACTTTAAGAATGCCACCAGGACGGGGATCGGCGACACCGCTACAACTATCGGTGTACCTCAACCTTCGAATGGTGTCAGTACCAACCCACTTAATTTACAATTGTGGACTGGGACTGATGACTTGAAACTGCTTAATTCGCTACGTAAATCAGTGATGGGGTCGGATTTTAATGCCGCCGCATTCCTGGGTACGTCGCTGCAGTCTCTAGAGATGATAGCTTCACTTGCCTTCCGCTTGCGCATGTCCATGAACTCCTTAAGGAAAGGAAACATTGCGGATGCTGCTAAGCTGCTTACCGCGGGTACTCGTACCCGTGCTAAGACGCATCACAGAAATCACAATGAATCACTTTCTTCTAAGGATCTGGCTAGTGCGCAATTGGAGCTGTCATACGGCTGGTTACCACTGCTGGGCGACTGCGAAAGCGGCGCACAGTATGTGGCACACAACACGGCCATTCCACGCGTTCACAGAGTGCGAGGGACGTATAGTCGTGACTTTAGTAGTTCAATTGTCATGACTAATTATACGCAACTCTACCCTGTGGCGAAGGAAGGACGTGCCTACGGTAAATACATCGTAGAGCTCGATGACGGTTTTGACTTTGACGCCGCCACTCTGTCGGGTCTTACAGACCCTCTGAGTATGGCATGGGAAACTCTACCCTGGTCGTTTGTAGTGGATTGGTTTATTCCGATCCAAAACTACTTACAGAACCGGTCGTTCGTAAGAGCGACTCGGGTTAAGACATGCACCAAGATCACGGGATACAGATTCAACGTATCTCGCGTGAAAGGTACTGGCTTATTCGGTTACTTCACATCTCCATACGATATGTTTTATTATCGCTGGAATAAGGGGTCCCGAACTGTAACTACGAGCATACCAGAAGTAAAATTTCCTGCGTTTAAACCGCTTCAATCTGTACCGTCCTGGCAGCGAGCCCTTAACGGGGTATCGCTACTAGTTCAACGGCACGGATCTCATAGCTGATCTGATAGGATTGGCTCCTTTCAACTTGATACGGAGTAAACAACCATGGCATCAATTGCCAATATTACCGTCTATGACGGTGCTGCTACACCTGTTAGTCACACTTTGAACGCCATCTCGGTGAATTCTTTACCGACTGGTGGCGTCGAAGCTGTGTATCGCGAAGCCCTTAGTGGTACTCCGGCTTACGCGAACGTTGAAGCCAGGCTCAGGATGCAGCCTCTGAAAAGTGGCGTGACGCGTATCGAAGCCTCTGTTGCGGTTCCAGTAATGGAATCCGTCAGTGGCCAGAACGCGCAAGGTTATACGGCCGCCCCGAAAGTGGCGTACGTTAACCGTGTTACCGCCGTCGGGTTCTTTCATCAGCGGTCGACGGTCACAGACCGACGCATTGCGAAGCAGATTCTCACGAATTTGCTGAACAACGTGTCTACGTCCGTGGCTGCCGCGACCTCTGGTCCGGTACCCGACATTTTTGATTCGCTTGTAGCTCCAACTTAAGCGAGGTCCCTCATGAGCAACCCGTCCTATTCAAAAGGCGGGCGCCGTTCTTTGAACAGCGCTCAGAGGCCGTGCGGGGAGGGGTTTGGGATGGACTCACACTTAACGCAACTCTCCGAGCGGAATTTTTGCAAGGAGATGTTAAATGCATTACGTGAGGAGTCTCTTGAACCTAATCACCCGTACTGGATCCAAGCTTCCCGTAGTTGTCACGATTTTCTTAGTGACTACGCTGGGGGGCTTGAAGATCTCTGCCGACTTGGGGTATCAACTTCCGGGTTTAATTCTGGAAGAAGCTACTACTGTGCTGCACAGTTTTCGGCCCTCTTTAACAAAAGAGACGACGTCGGTGACGCCGTAAACCGGGAACGAGCAGCGCTACAGGCGTTTCTAGAGGCAGAAGATAGGTGTACCCTGACGAATAAGTTCCTCTGGGACATTCGATACGGGGCGCGGGGCATAGTGCCCCCCGTCCTTGACCGCATTCTGGCGCGAGCCAGAAGCGAGTGTCGAAAGATCCTAGGTCCTGTTCCGAGTTGGGATGACCTACCTTGCTATCTTGGTCCTGGTGCAACTACACAGGTAGTAAGGAGAAACGCGAATGTGCGACTTAAACTATCGCAACCATTCGCTTGTAGCGAAGACATGCTCCCGAGTCTTACAAATATTCTCGAGAGTATGCCCGACTTTACCTTTCGTGAAGAAACATCTGGTGAAGTCGCCTCAGTTCGCGTCGATATTCATCGCGCGAAGTTGGGGTTCGTCCCGAAGTCGTATAAGACGTTCCGTTCCATTTGTGTTGAACCCTGGCTGAATAGTTTCATGCAGCTAGGTCTAGGCACGGTGATGACACGTCGAATGCGATCTTATGGCCTCGATCTTTCAGAGCAGGCTCCTAACCAGGAGCTCGCCCGAAGAGGATCGATAGACGGCAGCCTCGCGACTGTCGACTTAAGTAGCGCGTCGGACTCTGTCTCGATACAGCTTGTCAGGGAATTATTGCCTGATGACTGGTTCGAGAAATTGAGCCATACGCGTTCCTCTGAAATAGAATACAACGGTGTGGTAGGTCGGCTGGCCAAGTTTTCCTCAATGGGAAACGGCTTCACCTTCCCGCTTCAATCGTTAATCTTCTATACGTTAACCCGGGCAGTCTGCCGCGAGCTGAAGTTGGCAACTGGTGATGTTCGCGCCTATGGCGACGACATCATCTGTCCAACGGAGGCTTACAGCCTACTGACCTCAACCCTGACTTTGTTAGGGTTTAAGGTTAATTCGGAAAAATCTTTCCACACTGGACCCTTTCGAGAGTCTTGTGGGAAGGACTACTGGCTGGGAATCGATGTACGGCCCCTTTTCCTACGCAATCGGCCAACAATGTGGGACATGTTTACTCTGCATAATGGATTCGTGCGCAAGCACGAGTTCCATCTGGCAGAGATTGTCGCACGTTACATCCCGCCCCATCTAGCCCTCTACGGGCCGGATGGGTACGGTGATGGCCACTTGCTAAGAGAAGAGTA